AAAGCAACTGGAGAACCTTATATCTTATTCAAAGGAAATACAAACAAAAATAATCCAGAAGCATATAAAAAAAATAGTTTAAAGGTACATATGACTAATATATGTAGTGAAATAGTATTACATACAGATGAATCACATAGCTTCGTGTGTTGTTTATCATCTGTCAATTTAGATAAATATAATGAATGGAAGAATACAAATTTAATTTACGACGCGACTTGGTTTTTAGACGGTGTGCTAGAAGAATTTATTCAAAAGGCAAAGAATATGAAGGGATTCGAGAACTCTGTACGGAGTGCGGAGAAAGGTCGCGCACTTGGACTGGGTGTCCTTGGGTGGCACAGTCTATTGCAGAAAAGCGGTATAGCTTTCGAAAGCTTATTAGCACAATTCAAAACGCGAGAAATTTTTTCAAAGTTAAAATTAGAAACTGAAAGAGCTTCAAGAGCTTTAGCTGAAACCTACGGTGAACCTTTATGGTGCGTTGGAACAGGTATGCGCAACACTCACTTGCGAGCAATAGCTCCAACAGTATCTAATAGTAAATTAGCCGGAAATGTTTCTCCTGGCATTGAACCATGGGCCGCAAATGTTTTTACTGATCAGTCAGCTAAAGGCACATTTATTAGAAAAAATAAAGAATTAAGAAAGTTATTAAGAAAAGCAGGGATAGATACCAAAGAAACCTGGGATAAAATACTTGCAGATGGAGGATCTATACAAGATATTAAAGAATTAGATGAATGGTATTATGATAATTTGGGAAGATTAACTAATGAAAGTGAAGATACTGAGCCAGCTAAAAATGTTTTTAAAACTTTTAAAGAAATAAATCAATTAGAATTAGTAAGACAAGCTGGAATTAGGCAAGACTATATTGATCAATCAGTAAGTTTAAATTTAGCTTTTCCATCTGTTGCAACACCTAGATGGGTAAATAATGTGCATATGGAAGCTTGGAAGAGAGGTATAAAAACTTTATATTATACTAGAACTGAATCAGTTTTACGTGGAGATATAGCAGCAAAAGCTATGGATCCTGACTGTATAAGTTGTGATGGCTAAGCTCTAATTATAATGATTTGAGCCTGAGCGTGAATTGCGTTATTTTCTATAGCGTAATCCATAATATCTTTACCTTCTTCACATACGGGATTATATAACATAGCTCTATAATTGGCTAATAATAAAATCATTTCAGCTTTATTATGAATAGCAGCATGAATAATTAAAGGTTTACCATAAATGCAAGCAGTGGATTTAATTAATTTTTCATGTAAAACGAATTCTACATATTCAAAATTATCATTTAAAATTGCATTTAAAGTTTTTTCTTCAACTGATAATTCTTTAGTAGCTGATAGCTGCAGTGTAGAAAATAAAAAAATAAGTAATAAAAATAAATTTTTCATGTAATAACAAAGTGTTTATACTTTTATATTCACACGTCCTATGTTTTATTACTAGGCAATTAAAGAATTTAATCCATTTTTGCTAATTGGTTAATTTTCAACTATTAAATATATTAAAATGTTAAAAAACAAAGCTAAAAATTAATAAGTCCATATTGTTTGTTTTGGTGCATCTGGATAACCTATGCCTAAATGTATAAATCCTTTTTTTCTGCTAATACCAATTCTTTCAAAACCTACATTTAATGCAGCTTTAACTATTAAAAATGTTTTATTACCCCCAACGCTTTCTATATCTACAGCAGCACCATATGCGTGCTCTCCCGGCTCTTTTTTAGCGGCTTCAATAGGATGATCAGGACTCCTATAACTAGAAGTTATTTTTATAGGATGACCATATTCTTCTCTTAATTCGTCTAACATATTAAGTAATCTTTTGTCCATCATGGCAAAATTACTAAACTCAGACTCTTTAAAATATTTCATTTGTAATTTTTGAACATTAATTTATACAAAAGACTATTCCAAGCTTGTTGTAACTTATCTATAAATTTTTTCATTCGTTCTTTTTTCGCATTTCGTTATATAAATGTTGTGCTAATACAACCTCCTTTTGATCAGTCACGTCTATATTTTTTGTAATTTCTTTGTAATGTGCTAATTTATCCGAAGGAATAGAAGCACAGCTTGTAATACTAGCCATCGTGGCTACTATTAATAATTGAGTTATTTTTTTTACCATGAGTGTTTGTTTGTGCGTTATGTATCTCAATAAGCGCGTTGGTTAGTTTGTCAATACTCTTACGTATTTCCTTTAATTCATTTCTTATACCATTAGATTTAATTAAAATAGGATCTTTGCTCATTTTATTTTTCCCCGCATTTTTTACTTGGGTTAGCAACCTGCCTCCAGTCTTCTTTTTTAAACCAATCCCGGAGAGTAGCACCTGGCTTACTCGCTCTTTTAACGTTTGTTTTCGCATCTCTTTTATATTTACCGGCTTTGCCAGCTTTTCGCTTAGCACGAATAACTTTATCGCGCTCTGCTTTGCTCATGCTTTTAATCTTGCTTAAGGGTAAACAGGCTTTAGTAGTTCCACCACCTTTTTGTTTTAAAAATGGTGAATTCAATTGATTATAAGACATATCCTTTATGTTTTAAATGCGTATACAAACGATCTCCTAATTCTTTTCCAAAGCTGCTGTCCGATTGAAAATGAGCTCTTCCAATATTCCGACTATCTGATATATCATCCGCTTCTTTTTGGTAATGATATTTTAATTGAGGAAATTTATCACTTAATACATTAGCAATAAGTTTTGATTGAGCCGAATGTCCCGAAGGATATGAAGGAGTTTTCATTGACTTTAAATCTGTATTTTTAATTTTAATTCCTAAATGAGCAGCTATTTCTTTAGGTCTAGGTCTATTAAAATAATTTTTTAAAATCTTTATAATCTTGCTAGAGTCATCTTGTAGTTTTGTAATTTTTTTATTAGGAAAATTTAAACCAAATTTTTTATTTATTTTTTCAAAATTTTTAATTATATTATCTTTTTCTACAACAAAATCTTTATCTATTCGCATACTTTTCAATTGCTTTAATTCTTTAAAAGTTTGTAAAGAATTATTAGCAGGAGGAGTACGATTAATTAATTGTGATGTATCAAAATCTTTAAATAAATTCATTTTAAAAATTACTCTTATTTTTTACAGCCAAAATTTTTTGCAAAATTAGCTTGTTTGACTATAGTAGCACTATACTTATCTTTGTTTTTCATTACTGCAGATGCTGCACTGCAGACAGATTTTCCAGGCATATTTCTTTTTACCCAACTAGTAAATTTACCTTTATTTTTTGGATCTAGCTTTATTTCTGTTTCTTTTTTTTGCTTTGCCATAATTATTTATTTTTTGATTTACCCATTTTACTTGGACCACCCGCACGAGTACATCTTACGCCCCAACCTGAAGCATACGCAGAAGGCCATACTTTAAATTTTCTTTTTGCTGCCGCTTTACAGGGGCTACTAATTTTTTCTAATATTGGTGTTTTTTTCATATTATCGTGTTTTTGATCTAGATTTTGATCGGCTTTTTGAACGTGATTTAGATCTTGGACTTGCAGTAGATTTAGAAGTTGCAGTTTCATCATTTTTAATTCCTAATTCCCAATCTGACCAGCCAAAAAGTAACGCCGCTCTTTCCCATGCAGCTAAATCAGCTTGAGTCATGTTAACAAGATTATCTGTTTTTTTCACTACCCTATCTAATGGAATATTTGTTAAAGCTGAAATAACATTTGCAGGTGGTAAATATAATTCATCGTTAAATTTAAATCCATCTCTACCAAATGCTTTTTTAGCATATTTATATTGATCACCAGCTTTAACTAATTTTTTTACTTTACTTTGCACTGGAGGTGAAATACCTAAAACTTCTAACCCAAGTGCTTTACCATATTCTTGCTTGTATTCAGCTTTATCAGATTCATCAATTAATTTTAATATTACATTTTTACCTGTAGAAACTGCAGCGCCTGCAAATCCCATTCCTCTTAAAAAACTATCTGCCATACCATTTGCCATGCGCACATATTTTTCTTCTTTCTTTTTATCTTTTTCTTCTTCATCATCAAAAGCAAAAGCAAACAAAGCATTTTGCAAAGCGGTAAATACTAAGTTTTGCACAACGGTATAATAAATAGCTTTAGATATATTTTCTTTGCGGCTACCACGGTTGTTTACAGCGTCCAAGAGAGCTTTTTTAGTTAATCTAGCATACTGAGCAGGCGTGTTAGCGAAAGCTAGTATAAAGCGCCCTAATGAGCCCGCTTGCTGAGCGCTAATTCTATCAGGTCTACTTGATTGTTGTGCTTCTTCGGCAACTTCTCTAAAATCTAAAAATGCTTTTTCTTGAGCTTCTTTTTCAGATAAACCTTCTTTTTTATATTTGTTTAATCTATTCCTATAAAATGTAGCGCCTCCCGATGCAATTGCAAAACTATCAGCTGTTTGTGTAGGTAAAAATCCTGCCTGTAATATTTTACTTATTACTCCTCTAGCTCCGCCTTGTTTTGCCATATCTGCTATATCTGATTCACTAACATTAAATCTTAAACCGCCTCGTCTTTCTTTTAAAAAATCAGAATTAAATAAAAACTTAAAGTCAGACCAGTATTGTTTTTGATTACCAAAAGCTTTAGCTGCTTTAAATATATTATTATCAGAGTAATTAATAAAGTTTATACTAGATATAGTTTGTAGTAAAGCCGATCGCATATTAAAAAACATAATTGCTCCAACTGAATTATTAATCCAATCTGTAAACCTACCGATAATAGCATCTTTATTATAACCACGATTTCTTCCCGTCTTCATTCGGGTTAAAATATTTTCTAAAGCTTTTCTATACCCCGTACCATATGCAGCTTGAAGCTTATTTAAATTTTCTTCAGAAAATATTATATCTACATTTTCTTGCCATTGTTGCAATGCTTCTGCACGACGAGTTGTATTTATACTATTTATTAAATCTGTAGTAATAGTACCTGCTTCCCAACCTGCATCAGGTTCCGGGTAACCCTTACCTTTATTTATATCAATTAAATTATCCGCAAATACAACTAACTCATTATTATTAGCTACATAAGATATTAATTCGCGTGTATCAGCATTGTCTAGCCCTGGAATTTCCATGCCTTGCTTATTCCATATATAAGCGCGTACGGCTTGTTCTACAGTAAAATCGTCTCCAGGGATTTTTTTACGTAAATTTTTAGGTATAATTTTTAAATCTTCTTTTAATGTTGTAAAATCTTGAAACAACGCTACCCTAGCTGAAGATATTTCACTCATAGCTCTAGCGTACGGATCTAACAAATTTTCTTTATACCAAGCCATTTGTTGTTCACCGAGCTTTCCTTTACCTAAAGTATTATATAATAATCCAACAAAGTCTTCTGCCGACGGCGGTATAAAAAATTTAAACCTGCCTTTGTTAGCTCCGATAGTTTGCGCTCTTGAATCGCTGTATTTTTTTTCTTTAGCAATACCAGTTTTGTTTTCTATTATTTTATTAAAATCTTGGCTAAGCTTTTCACTATCAAAAAATTCTTTACGTCTTTGATTTATTTCTTCATCAATTAATTTCATGTTATCTAAAACAAACTGATTAGTGCTACCTTTTTTAACTCGCTTACTTTTGGGTAATTTGCTATTATTTTCATTAGCTGCTTTACTTTTTGATAAATCTAATTTTGCATTTGATTTATTGTTATTTACAAAATCTAAAACAGTAGTATATTCATTTCCAGCATAAGTATATTTTGATAAGTTTACACCTGCTTTAATAAGCCTATCAAACCATTGTTCTCCATCGGCAATATTAGAAGCGCCGCCCGCATCATTTACTAATTGTTGGTCTGCTTTTGTTAAAGCTAGTACGTAGTAATTATTTTTAAGTCTTTCAAAAGTATCATTAAATTGTGATTGATTTTTTGATAATATAGCTTTCATTATTAAGCGCGCTGCTTGAGCCTGAGGAAACGCATGGTCATAAATAAATTTACCAACAGTTGTTTTATCAAACCCTATAAAAATTCCACCCATCGCCCACGGATTAGATCTTTCATTTACTGAGTTTTCTAAAAAATACATTAAAGGCAACGCTAAGCTTCTATCACTATCAACAGCTGTTTTAAGCTTTAAAATCATTTGTTCCCAAACTTTTCTATGCTTTTTATTATAAGTTTCAACTTTACCTGACTTAATACTTTGTTCTATTTGTTCTATAGTATTACCAATAGCTTGTTGATATGGAGTTCTTCCAGTTGTAACTCTGGTTTCTAAAATATTATCTTTTTTTAATTCAGCTAATTTTTTTCTTAAATAATCTCTTAATTTTTTATCTTTAAGTGCTTTTTTAGAAAATTGTAGTACCGTAGCATTAAATATTTTATATTCTTCTGAATTAAATATTTTTACAAATTTAGGAATGTCTTCTATATACTTATCAATACCTGAAGTAGTTTGTAATTTATTATATCTATCTTCTATTCCATTTTCTTTTAATAATTTAGCTGCTTCTTTACCTATAGAATAAAAAGTTTGAGGATTACCAATGCCTGCTCTAAGATCTAATTGTTTAGATTTAGAAATTTTTTCTGTTCGTGCACCTTGCTCTCGTATTTCTTGATTAGCTGCAGTTCTTCCTAATATATTGAGCACGCCTTTAGCTGTCTGAGCTTCAGGATCTCGTGGCCCTTTAGTTAATTTATCTTCTACAATACCTACCGCCTCTAATATATCTACATCTTGAATATTTTTATTTTTTTCATAAGGAACTAATCCAGCCTTTTTAGTAGTTCTTTCTAACCTAGTATATAGCTTAGGGTTTTTTAATAATTTATTTGGTACATTAGTCGCGGTACCTATTAACTCTTCGCTTACAGCTTCTCCTTCTAATACAGCAGCTTGTGGCAAAGCAAGTTTAACAGTTTTAATATTATCTTTTATAAATTGCTGAGCACGGCCAAATTCTGCTTGTGTAAAATTAGCAGCACCGGTAAGCTTTTTAACTGGCATATTTAACTTTTCAGCAATAACTTCTGCCGTCAAGTTAGGTAAGGTTTTAAAAGTTAATTGTTCTTCTGTAATGTTTGGAAGCTCCTGACTAACTTTTTCTTTTAATTTTGTTTGCTCTTCTGGCGTAAAAATTCTTTCAGCTACTTTAATTTTTGGTAGCTCTTCTTGAACAGCAGTTTCAATAACTTCAGGTTCAGCTGCTTGTGTTTCAGCTATTTGTACATCAGCTATATCGGCGGTAAACTCTTCACTTAAAATTCTTTTTGAAGCAGCAATAACTCTTTTTGGTAATAAACTATTTATATATGCGGCTAATGGAATTCCTGAATCTTTTTTATAACTTCTAATTAAATCAAATATACCACCTTCACCTGTTTCTATTTCGCTTACTAATTCTTCTTCATTATAATTAGGAGCATTTTTTCTTTTACGTGCTAAGTTTAAAGTTATAGGTTTAAACTCTTGTATTATTTCAAATGCTGCATTATCAGATCCTTTTTCTTCATATAATTTTTGTACACGCTCAGACGCTTCTTTTGATCGAGATTTTTTAACTATAGCTTCATTTTCTTTTAGCACACTAGCTTCTGAAACTTTTCCTTTTTGTATTGCTTGTACGTCTTTTAATGTTAAAGTACCTTCTTTCAATTTTTTTCCTAAAGATTGTAAAAACTCTACAGTGTCTAATCCAGGGCCGAGCCTAAATTCACTTTTTCCTTTGCTAGATTTGTTCATAGCATTGGTTATACCTATAGGTAAATATTGTAATAAACCTTTATTTTTTTTGGCTTCTAAATTTAATCTTCCTGATGCTACCTCTTCTAAAAACTCTGTTAAAATTTCATCAGTATTATTAGTTGCTCTTGATGTAATTCTTACATAAGCTTCTGGATTATTTTCTTCTAGCCAATTTAATATTGAATCAGCTAAAGGTTTAAAGCTTTTTGAATCAGCAGAATATCCAGAAGTAAATATAGTATGCCCTATTTCATGTATTCCTGTGCTTGTTTTCCCATTATTAATAGCGTTTTCTTTTACTATAATAATATCAAAACTTTCTTTACCTGTATTTGTATTTTGGCTATATATATTACCCGCATTTATTAGCCCTGATTTAACGCCTTCAGTAAATTCTTGTATTTGAGCGGCTGCCTGTTTTTCTGTTAAACTGTTATTAGGATCGGCTACTCTTTTTTGTATTGCAGCAATAAATTTTTGAATTGCCTCAGCTTGAGTTTCAGCTACTTCATATGTTTGATCAACACCCGCTTCTTTTAAAGATTGATTTGTTTTAATATCACTTGCAAGATTTTTATCAAATGTTTCAATCTGCCAAATTTTTTCAGCTCTTTTATCTATTTCAGGCTCGGTAACATCAGTTTTTCCTTCTCTTTCTAATTCTAATTTTGCTTTATTTATGTATTTATTTTTTTCGCTTTGAGGCAATAAATTTATATTTATTTTAAAACTTCTTCTATAAGCATCTCTAGAGTTTTGAAGTTCATCAAATCTTCTTTTAATTGGGTTTAATGCCTCTTCTTTTTTTTCTTTTGATAAAGCTGAATCTTCTAATATATCTTTAGCTTTTAATCTTAACCTTTCTTGCTCTTTTGTTCGTTCTGCATAAAGCGCAAATCCTTCATCAGTTAAATTTGCATTAACGTTCTGTTCAACTTGTGTTATGATATTAAAATTATCTTTTTCTAATTGAACAATTTCAGATTTTATTGCTTTTGCTGCTTTTGATCGGCCATCTAAATCTTGTAATGAATTATTAAGTTTTTCTATTTGGCTAAGGTTTTTTCTATAACCTTCATAACTATTATAATCAGAAAGATTAGCTAAAACAATTCCTTTAACAAAAGGTACCGCAGAAAACGTGGTACCTAAAAGTCCACCACTTACTAAAGATTGTGGAACATTATCAAAAGGAGTTATTCCTTTTTGTCCTCTTATTATATCAATAGAATTTTGTACTAAAGTAGTAGCTCCTTCCGTAGTAGCCTCAATAGCTGGATCTTTAAGTAATGTTTTAGGAAGTTGTT